AGCCTTACAGAATCCTGATATCATTGGAACCAATAACAAACAGATATACTTTGATTGATATGTATCACTCTGAAGCCATATGCTTGCCATAGAGCAATGTTTAGGCTCCAGGCATACCATTGCATAGGGAACCATGAAACATGCTTGTAATAGTTAAAGGGACTCTACTACACCTTTGTTTCCACCGACTAGATGTCAGTGTTTTGGAGATTTAAGAATTAAAATTGTTAGTCCTTATAAATACTATAAGACTAACAATTTTTTAGAAGACTGCTAATATTTAAAAACACTCACCATTAGAAAATGTCCTTAAGTCGGTGAGTTCAAGTGAGCACCAGGTAAGTGGAGAGAATGAGTGTGTGGCACAGTCTCGCCAGTGCAGAGCACAAGAGCTGGGACACTAAGCGAGTGAACGGAATCTGCATGGAGCGGAGCGTAGGACTGTAGCCGACTTCAGGAATTTTCGGATAGGAATAAACATAAATCAATCCAAATCCAACAACTCATTCCGGACACAAAAAGACATAACTTCAACAATATACCTCAACCAATGCTCAAGCTGACGAGTCTTCGGATCATCTTTAAAATGACCCCTAATAGTTTTTTCAAGTTGTGCCAATTCGGATCTAGTAGCGATTGTGATACTTGTTCTTTGTAGAGCAATATTCCGTACTTCAAAATGTATTTGATACTCTCGGTCATCATCTTTTGAATCTCTCTCTTATAAATAAACAAGTTACATTCTTTTATAGCACAGCCATTTGGTATCACTCTTGGTTTAAACCTTCTACAATCCTTATTGGCATTGGTTCTATAGTTTACAATACAAGATATCCTTATGACAAAAATGATACGTGGAGCATTGACTCTGTATCAAATATGATCTAATATGCGGTCTCGGTGGATCACTTTTGTCATAAGGAGGATAGGATGAGTGGTGTATATATTGTTAATAAGGATGGAACCAAGGAAGGGAGGAGTAATATGAGACCAATGGCAATGGACGTAAAGAAACAGATGATTAATGATGTTGGGTCAACTCCACTAATCGTTTACGAGTATTACAGGCAAGCTCTTCGATATGAAGACTATGTAATTACAGATGAAAAAGTAGCTAATGCACTTGGTATAGCGCAGATAACTGTTAAACGGGCAAGGCTTAAGCTTCAGAAGTTTAACTACTTCTTTGAGGTGAGCAGCAAGACAAAGGTTATGGAAACTTATCTGTATGCATTGGGAAAAGTTGAAGTGTCAAAGGCAAGATACTTTAGCAATCTCTTTGGAGCACAGAACCCATACGAAGTAAGAAAGAAGTTCAGCAGACTAGATGTGTCCAAGGTACTTGATGGTACTGTGCTTAGCTCTCAAGAGAAAGATGATATTATGGGAGCACTGGTTCCGATAACTACTGATGAAAAGAGGTATGCTCCTGATGGTTGGTATCTAACACGACATGAGTATGAAAAGTTACGGGGTCAGTATCCATATTTCATGTAGCTCTAAGTATGTGTTTGACATATATAGAGCACAGATCGTTATGTGTTGTTATGGTTCCATTCATTATTAATTTAACCAATGGAGAGTACCATGGCATGGACAGACAGTTGTAAACTTGCAGCTAAGGAAACTATCGATAACATTGTAAAGAAGAAAGACGTAACCAAGAAAGCTGCTATCAAACAAGTAAGTGAAGCAGCAGGTATACCAATGAAAACTTTAGACCGATGGTACTACCCAAAAAAAGCTAACCTCAAAAATGAGGTAAATAAGAAAATTACAGCTAATCCAGTTACTGGTGTGGTGACAAGGTTTAAGAACATAATTGGCAAAACTAAGAAGAAAGAAGAGCTGGAAGACCTGAGAACTAAGCTTGAAGTGCTGATAAAAGAAGTTGAAACAAAGATTAATGGATGATACACGAATCGTGTATCTTTCTTATACCGGAGAGTATCTACCAGCTAGTATCACTTAACGGTACTGATCCTTTGTGACAAACATCATCTTTTGTTAAACCTTCAAGTGGATGATGTTTGTATTTCTTGGCTCTCTCTCCAGACAATGAACCAAGCGTATTGCTACCACTCAGGACACCGTCTATCCCCCTGCTAATGACATCAACAGGGATATCCAATACAATTGCACACCAAGTGTCCCCATACTCGCTGAGGAAGAGCCTGGACTGTTCAGCGTACTTGTTTCCTTTCTGAATATTATCCAGGGCACCGTGTACCATCTGAACAGCTAGGTTTTTCATTGGATTGGAATTTATCATCATAATTTACGAGCAGCCCAGTTTTGTATTCATCACATCTAGCCGTATAATCCTTTTTAAGCCATGCTACAGCAAAACATTCTGGAATATGGTCAGGTAGTATAGGAGGATTGAAATCAGGCACGTCAAGGCCAGTATTCGTCTCTATGAACCAATCGGATTCATCTTGTTTGGTTATGTGCTCTGAAATAATTATCATACAATATTATATAATATTATTTTTCATATAGCAATGGAGGACGCAGGCGTTAAGCCTGGAGTCCGGAGTTGCGTACTGGTGGGGAGTTTCCGAAGGGCAGGGTCGCTCAATCGGCGCTAGCCTATAACACTTAAGGTACTTGTTTTTGCTAATGATACCGGTTGGTTTGAATACATCTACATACCACACAGGGTATATCAACATACCACACAGGGTATATTTAGAAGTATGTATTGCATTGTAATACGTAATGGTATACCTTATGTTTAAACAAATGGAGGATGTATGAACAAGGATGCACCAATAACGATGCGGATAACACCAACCTTAAAGCTTAAATTAGCAAAGATTGCCACCGAGGAAGAACGTTCCTTAAGCGCAACAATACGGAGGGCTATACGTGAGTACGTTGAAAAGAGAGAAACCAAGGTTCTCGGTGAGGTTTGATGAGTTTGATAACTTTGCTGAGAATTGCAAGAGTCCAATGGCTACAAGATTGTTTGCTGTATTGGCAAGAAGGATGAAGTTTGATATGGCTAATACTGTGTTTATAGAGCAATCAGCTATAGCTAATCGTATGGATACAACACAACCTTCTACTAGTAGGGCCATATCTGTATTGGTTAAATGGAAAGCTTTAAAGAAAGTTAAGGGTGGATATATGCTTAGTCCTTATTTTATTTTTATTGGATCAGAAGAGCAAAGAGTGCAAACTATTGCAAGGTGGAATAATATATGAGTTGGGACCCAGGAGTCAAGGTTAGCGCTAAGGATACCAAGATACAAAGGTCAGAGCCAGTTGTTATGACTAATGTAATTGATGGCGAGAATACCCCAATACCGATAGATGCTACTGAGTTGACAATACATCAGGTTAGAGCATGTGCTCCGACTGGTGTTAGAAAGAATATAACTCAGAAGATAGTGGATCTTATTAATTCATCAATTGACGACAGTGAGATTAGGGATGTCTATAGGGAGAACGTTCTTTCTTGGATCAATGTGTTACAGGAGGGTAAGTGGAAGATTAGTGATTATGCCAACGCTGTAAAGTATGTCACGTATAAACTGCTTGGCGATACTCAGATGAGTTCTTGGGTCAAGGTGTTCCCAGACAGGTTCCAGAGACTGGTTGATAAGGGGGTCCCGAATAAGAATATATCTGCTCATGTTACAATGTACAACAAGACACCGTTGGTGTTGAAGATACATGAGAGAACATTGCCCGCTATACATTTGCTTAATAGTGATATCCTTCAGGAAGCTATTAATGTTGAGGCAACGTTGATGAGGACATCTAGCAGTGATACCGTTAGAATGAAAGCGGCAGCTATCCTAATAGAGCACTTAAAGGCCCCTGAGAGCTTGAAGGTGGATATTAATGTTGGTGTAAGCAATGATACTGTGGAGGATCTTAGGAGTATCACAAGAGCCTTGGCTGTCGAGCAAAAGAGGATGATAGAGTCTGGTGGTATGAGCGCAAAAGGTATCGCTGAGATGGATGTCATTAGGAGAAGAGAAGATGCTATTGATGCTGAGTTTAAGGAGATGGAACCTGATCCGGTTAATAGGAATAATTTGGTTAAAGACTTTTGGCCTGGAGGCTAATGTGAGGAAAAAGTACTGTAGATTCTATTCGATGTTCTTTGAAATTTTGGTTAATGGTAGGATTGTAGTATGAGTCAATTAGTTAAGAAGACTGTAGAGGATTGGCTCAGAGATGTGGACTACGGTGATGATCCAAACTATGTACCAAGTGAGTTTGCGTTAGAGTTTATCAACTTTATCAAGATGGTCAATGGTGATAAGGGTGAAGAGAATGCAAGTCCTGTTATTCACTTTAAGTGGTTAGACAACCTTTGTAATAGGAAACAGGACAGTGTTGCATTGTGTGCAAGGGGGTTCGCCAAATCAAGCATCTTTGCTGAGTATTTCTATCTTTATTTGGCTGTATTTGGATCGATTCCAGGGTTCGGAATAGTTGACTATGCATTGTATATTAGTGATAGTATTGACAACGGTGTTAAGAAGATGAGGAACAGAATAGAAAGGAGATACCAGAACAGCGAGTTCCTTCAAGAATATATAACAAAGAGCAAGATAACTGATCAAAGATGGTACTTTGTTAATAAGTTTGGTAAGGAGTTCGTTGTTACTGGTCACGGTGTAAGTACTGGAGTCAGGGGAACAGTTGAGCTTAATACTCGACCACAGCTTGCCATACTGGACGATCTTATTAGTGATGAGGATGCTAGGAGTAAAACTGTTATTGATAAGGTTGAAGATGTTGTTTATTCGGCTATTGACAATGCGTTGCATCCAAGTAGAAGAAAGATAATATGGTGTGGAACTCCATTTAATGCTAAAGATCCATTGTATAAGGCGGTAGAGAGTGGTGCTTGGTATGTTAGTGTGTTTCCAGTGTGTCAAGAATTTCCGTGTAAAAAGGAAGAGTTCAGAGGTGGCTGGGAAGACAGGTTTCCGTATGAATTTGTTAAGGCTAGATACGATAAAGCTGTGTTGACTGGGAAGATCAATAGTTTTAACCAGGAGCTTATGTTGAGGATTATGAGTGACGAGGAAAGATTGATTGAGGATGGTGATTTACAGTGGTACAAGCGAAGAAGTGTGGTTAAGAACAAGGGTGCATACAACTTTTATATTACTACAGACTTTGCGACTAGCGATAAGGAACATGCAGACTTTAGTGTTCAGAATGTTTGGGGCCTGAATAGTATTGGTGATTGGTATTGGGTTGACGGTGTATGTAAGAAAATGTTGATGGACGAGAGCATGAATCATTTGTTTAGATTGGCTCAAAAGTGGCAACCACAGTCGGTTGGAGTTGAGATAACTGGACAACAGGGTGGGTTTCTTTCTTGGATCAAACAGTTGATGAACGACAGGAACAACTTCTTTAATTTAGCTTGTCCTATTGGTTCAAATAAGCCTGGATTGAGGCCAACGAAGGATAAGATGAGTAGGTTCCAGATGAATGCTGTGCCTCTGTTCAAGGCAGGTAAGATACACTTTCCAGAAGAGTTGATGGAGAGTAGTGAGTTAATGGAAATACTTCAGGAGTTGAGATTGGCTACCATAAAAGGGTTTAAGTCGGCTCACGACGACCAGATAGATACTGTTAGTATGTTGGGTGAGATGGAGACATGGAGACCAAGTGGTGCTGAATATGAGGATGAGACAGCTAAGCCTGCTGGTGATGGTGGAGTATGGGGTAATAGGTCGTTGGATGAGGATAGTGAGGAAAGCTCTTACTTTGTTTGACATTGCTATTTGTTTGGTTTATAAAGGTTGTATCAATTAACTATGCGTGGAGCAAATAATGTTAGTGTATGAGTATATCAACTTGCTAGTAGCAAGTGAATTAAAGCCT